ATTCAAAGGAACATCCGTAGAGGTCGCGAACGCGGCCTGCCATTCCGCAGCCACCGCCGCGCGAACGTCCTCGATTTCATCAGCGGTAAAACCCACCGCCGGATCAAATTGCAACATCGACAACCTCCTCAGTTTCAGTTACAAGACGCAAATCGCCGGTCAACACACGGTCGGTCTGCACATCATCAGTGTTGGTAAGAGACAGCTCAACCAGCTCGGCGCTTACAACGCCAGGCTCACTCACCGCCGCTCGCTCAATTTCCGCAGTCACCAGGCGCTCGTTCACTTTCTGCCCCAGGTCAACCACAAAATGTGGGATACCCCGGTCAGGGTCGTAGTACGCATCATTTGTGAACAGGCGCACGCGATTAGCCACGTTCTGCGCAATCCCGTAGGCGCCGGTAGCGGTGCGGATGTTTCCGCCGGAATCCAACATGAGATCCCAGTCATCAGACAGAAGCAATGTGTGGCCAAGCTCAGCCATAAGGACCTCCTTTTTCTAGTCACCATGAATGTGACCGTCAACGTCCAGGTCGCCGGTCATGTGTACTTTTGGAGCGTCAATCTCCACACGCGGAGCCTTCACGGTTACGGCCCCGCCTGCTTTGATTTCCACAGCCGCGTCGGTTTCCAGCGTGTAGCCGGCCGGCGCTTTGATATAGATTTTTTTATCCTGGGTTATCCGGATAAAGACCTCCGGAGCCTTGGTGTGCACAGCGCCCACAATCACCGAGTCAGACTGATCGAACTTGCGGTAGCTTCCGGGCCTTTGCGGACGAATTACACCAGGTCCTACATTCGAGATGTCGTCCTTACAGCTTACGCACGCCACGCGGTCACCAGGAACAGGCTCAATGATCAGAGCCGCAATGCCGTACTGCACGCGGGTGTACGGCAACGCCGGAATAGAGCTCATCGGCAGAGATTGACCGTCCGCGTCGGTATGAGCCACCAGCGGTGTGACATTGGCCACGCCGGAGCCCTCACCGGACCCCGTCTGCACCGAGTCAACCACGCCCACCCACGCGGTGTTCATGTCGGAGTTCAAGATCTCCTCCACCGCGAACATGGTGGCATTGTACTCTGAAGCGGCCGCGCCGGCACGCTGTAGACCGCGACGGTCCTCGTTTGACAATTCCATAAAACCCCCTAGATAAACCGGCCAATCGCGCCGGATAAGTGTGGATAAAAGAGCGTCATGGAGCTCTCCCAGGTTCCCGACTTCGGATCATTAGCTGTAAGCGAATGGCTCAGTTTGATGATACGCCAGGAGCCGTCCGCCTTCGGGATCAAGCCGTTGGTATCAAGCTGAACCAGGCCGGCATAGCGGTACGCCGGATTAAAAATGGTTTTGACGTCAATCCCGTTATGGTTGATTACCGGATAACTAAGCATGCCGGAGTCCGGACGGATTAATACCGCATTGCCGCGGACCGCAGAGCCCGAAGGCATCAGCACCGCGCGACGGTCGTCCAGGATTAGCTCGGCGCCCACGGCATGAGCCGCCTGATACGCCTGATTGATTGGTGAGCCATTAAAAACGCAATTCTTCAGAGAGGAGGTCACGCCCTGGTTCTCAAAGACAAAGCCCACCTGCTCCACCTGACCCTTCACAAAGCTGGCCACGGATTGTACCCCATGGATTGAAGTAGGACCGGCCGCTGATATGCGACCCCAGAACCCCACCTGGGCCTCGGCCTTAAACGCCACATTCGGCGCAGAATTGAAATCCGCATATGCGCGCGTAATGTTTCCAGCAAAGACCTCGGTCAAGCCCGACTCATCATCACCGGCGTAAATATTCAGATAGTTTTTAGCGCGATGGAAAAGCGGACGCATGGCCAAGGTGGTCAAGGCCTCCATGTCCGACTGCTTCATCCCCACAATCTCAATGGACGCCTTCCCGGAATCCGGAAACGGCACCTTCTGAATGCGGGCCTTCATCGCCAGATTATCAATCACTAACGCGTTCTGACCGGAGGAAAATGTGCCACGCGACAGCGTCAGCACGATCCGCAGACGGCGAAACCTGAAGCTCGAATTTTTAGGACCCGGACCGGCCGGACTGCGCTCTGCATATGCCATGATCACCTCGCTTTTTTGAGCATTATAGCAAAAAGAAAAAATAAGCTAGTATGTGAGATCACATTTTGTGAAAAAAGCCCTACCACGAGACGCACAAAAAGGTTAAAATAATAAGGAACGATGCTAAAAGGCATTAGATGCAAGGACCATCCAGTAACCGAAGGAGGATAATGATGGAGTTTAAATTTGACATAGAGAATCTGCCGGAACCGGCCGTGCTGGTGAAAATGCTCAAAGGATTGGGCTGGACTGACCACGAGATCGCGAGGAAAACAAAAATCCCGCAATCAACCATCACCAGACTTAAGAACGGCCTGCGTAAGAACATAACCCTACAAGCATACACGGATTTGCTCCGTGTTGCAAGGGAGGTATGCCAAGATGAGTAGTCCGTCACAAACATTTTATGGCGCAACCGAGAAGGAATGGGACCTGGCCGTAAGATCAGAGCTAAGGCCTTTCATTCTTCCGATAGTTTCCAACATCCACGCCGCCGTTCTCCAGGGTTCCTCACTTGCCCGGTCCAACACCCTCGGCAAGGTTCCCAGCGTGATCAGCCGCGGCAAGGTCGTAGGGCTTAAAAGCTGGACTACCTACACGGCGAACGACAAGCAGATCGCAGAGTGGCGCGCAGATAGCACCAATTACGGATTCTGCATAAGGCTGGACCGCGGATTCATTGCGATTGACTGCGATGTGAACAACCCGCAGGACGCCGCCGCGATAAAGGACATGCTGATCTCGGTTATCGGCGCAGACACCCCGCTGCCATTGCGCCAGCGCGGAACCGCAAGATGGGCGACCATCGTCAGGATTAAGGGGATCGACACCTTCAACAAGCGCGTCCTCGACATAGGCAACGGCGACAAAGTGGAGCTCCTCGGCACCGGTCAACAGCTGGCCTGTTGCGGAACCCACCCGAGCGGAGCGCGATACGCCTGGCATGGAGCAGATCCGTTCGTTAACATCCCGGAGCTCACACCAGAGCAACTCCGGGAATTCACCGATAACATCTGCATGATTTACGATGCCGCCGAGAGCGAGGTCACCGCCAGCAGACGCGAGCGCGGCCAGACCTTCAACGCGCCGGACGATGTGGCCGAGTGGCTCATAAGCCACGGTCAGGTCCTCGGCCAGGGTGCAGACAAAGAGCTCTACATAACCTGCCCATGGAGTGCCGAGCACACCGATACCACCGGACCGCGGGAGACTGTGTACTTCCCGATCGGGTCCAACGGTTACGCCGGCGGAGCTTTCAAGTGCCTCCATGCGCACTGCCAGCACCGCACCCTCGATGATTTCCGCACCTGGCTCAAAGATCAGGGATTCGAGGCAACCTCGAGCGAGGCCTATCCAGACGAGCAGACCGCAGAAAACGCCGCGATTGAAGCAGCCCATACCGCAGAGGTCAAAGCGGAGGAACCAGTCCGGCCGCTGAGCAGGGATGATCGGGAGGAGGTGGCCAGAGTCAAGGCCGAGCTCATGAAGTATTACAACGAAAACAGCGGCAGCATTAAAACCGGATTCACTACAGTCACGATGGCGGTAGGATGCCCGGCCTTCATCGGCTACGAGCTCGCGTGGGACACCTTCACCAGCGAAATGTCAATCCGGAAATATGGCGCAGAAAAGTGGGAGCCCTACTCGGACACCAAGCACACCATACCGATGATCATCAAGTTAGAGAGCCTCAAGTTCAAATTGGGTACGATTTCACAGACCATGATGTACAGCGTGGCCGAGACGGTAGCCTTCAGACGCAAGCGCAGCTCGGTCCGTGACTATCTCCAGGAATTCATGCCGGAATGGGACGGCGTACCAAGAGCCGAGCATTTCTTTGACACCTACTGCGGCACCGAGAGCACCGAGTTCACACGCGCGGTCGGCCGGTACCTGTTCGGAATGCTCTATGGCAGAGCCACCGCGGAGGAGCCGATCAAAGCAGACATATCGGTGGTTCTTGTCGGCCGCCAGGGCGCCAGGAAATCAACCTGCGCAATGACCCTCGCCCTTAAGCCGGAGTGGTGCGTCGGAGTTAATATGCGCATGGAGAACAAAGAGATAGCTCAGCGCATCCAGGGCAAGACCGTGGTGGAAATTGGCGAAATGGCCGGAATGACCAAAAAGGACGCTGACGAATTAAAAGACTTTCTCACCATCGAGGAGGACCAATGGCGCCCGCCTTACGGCAGAGAACAACGCCGCTCGGTCCGCAACTGCCTGTTCATTATGACAACCAATGAGATGGACTTCCTGACCGACACCACCGGGAACCGACGCTACGCCGCAATCCAGGTGGGAGACATCGACATAGATGCAATCCAGCGCGACCTCGGCCAGCTGTGGGCAGAGGGCAAACAGATCCTCCAGGATTCCGGTGTCAATAAGCTCCACCGGGACGTAGAGAAGCTGCAGCCGGAATTTAACAGCGACAACGTTCTCGAGGACCCATGGGAGGACGCCATCGAATCATGGTTTGACGGCGAATACTCGCTTCCAAAGGCAGAACAGCAGGTCCACAATACCCGCTCAATTCTCAAGTATGCCCTGGGCTTTAACGAATCATCAATCGAAGCAAAACACACCAGAAGATGCGCAAAATTACTCAGAAAGCTCGGATTTTTATCAAAATCAGTGCGCATAGGATCTGAGTTCTA